CACGTCCACAAGCATTCGTGACGCGAAGAAGCGGGTCTGGGGAGCCATCCAGAGGTATTGGCCGTGCATCAAGCCCGTGGCTCCAGGGAAGCTCGCGGATACTCCGACTCCGGCCATTTACACGATCCGGAACGGCGAGCGGATGGAGCAAGCGGGGGTTTACTTGATTCCGGCCGAGGCCAAGAAGACCTCGGAGGTGACGGGTAAGATGCGAGGCATGAAGGCTCCGCGGGTCATCGTCGCGGCTGACGAGTTGAGTGAGTTGGGTCATGCCTTCCTCGACACCGCGATGTCGAACCTTTCGAACAACCCGTTTCTCCACATTTGTGCCGCGGCAAACCCTGTCTCCTACTACGACCCCTTCGGCCGCTTCGTCGAGCCGACGAACGGGTGGGGGAGCATCACGGTCAATGATGAGAAGTGGGAGACGAAGCTGGGTGGGGTCTGTCTGCACCTCGATGCCCTCAAGAATCCGAACTACTTGGCCGGCGAAAACAAATGGCCGATCCAAAAATGGGAGAAGATCGATGAGGCGCGTGAACGACTCGGTGAGGACAACCCGATCTTCTGGCGTGACTATCGGGGGTTCTGGCCACCGCAGGCGGTCAGCAAAGCCATTTATTCCGAGGCCGAGATCATCCGATTCCAAGCCGATCAGAAGCCCATGTGGAGGGGCCGCGTCGAACGAATCGTCGGCATCGACCCCTCGTTCGTGAGCGGCGGGGATAGGTGTGTCATTTATTTGGGTTCGTTTGGCCAGAACAAAGATGGGGTCGATCAGGTTTCCTTCGACGAGTTCCACTACCTCGATGAAGAGGCCAGCAACCCCGAGCCGCGAACCTTCCAGATTGCCAAGAAGATCAAAGACATCGTGGTCAAAGCTGGGGTGCCGTGGCGAAACATCGGGGTCGACGTGACGGGCGGCGGTGTGCCCTTCTGCGATGCGATGGCCACGGTCTGCGGATCGAACGAGTTCCTCCGGGTCCACTTCGGCGGGGCTCCCTCGGGGCGCTCGCTCTCGGCTTACGATGCGACCGCAGCCCAAGATAAGTATGTGAACCGCGTGACCGAGCTTTGGTTCGGGGCGAAGGAGTTTTTGCAGAATGGTCAGCTTCGAGGGATTGGTCCGGATCTGGCTCGGGAGATGACCAGCCGGAACTACGACACACGGAAGTCCGGATCGATGAAGGTCGTTGTCGAGTCGAAGACCGACATGAAGGCCAGGATCGGCCGATCCCCCGACGTGGCCGATGCCGCCTTCGTCATGCTCGATGTCGTCCGCGAACGGTTCGGGCTACGTCCTCCCCAAGAGACTGGTGGGAGTCGCCGCGGGATGAGTAGTTGGAAGTCGACGATGACGACCAAGTATGCCCCGCGGCGGTCGGGTCAGTTGCTCCAGTCTTTTTGAAGCGGTATCATAACAGCATAACAATGTCGTATCGCGTCACAGTTGAGGAGTTGCGGAAGAATGCGCCACCGCTGCGGATGATTTCGTTGACAGCACCGGATTGGCTTCAGGCCGTCGATGCGGTGACTGAGGTGTTGTCCAAGGAAGACACCATGTTCCAACAGGACGAGACCGAAACACGCGAAGAAACTAACGACGATTGGTCGTGAATTATTTCCACTCCGGAGACTTAGGGGATGTCCTCTACGCGCTGCCCTCGATGAGGGAACTCGGGCGCGGGGATCTTTATCTCAACTCGCGGCCCTGGACGGCGAAGATGACCGAGCAAAGGGCGGCGGTGTTGCGTCCGCTCCTTGAAGCCCAAGACTATGTCGGCAAGGTCATTCACGGGGATGCGCCGGCCAACGAGCACTGCGTCAACTTCTCCACGTTCCGTAATGGCGGGCTGATCTACGGGGTCAGCTTGATGGAACTGCAAAGCGATTGGGTCAATGCGAACGCGGTGCCTGATCCTTGGCTCAAAGTTTCCCCCTCGGTGCGGGCACGGGGGCGGGTCGTCTGTCACCGCAGCCCGCGCTACCACAATCCTTATTTCCGGTGGGATCTCATAGGCGAAAAGCTCGGCACGAAGATGCTCTTTGTCGGGATGCCGCACGAGGTCGAGGAACTGCGGCGGGTGACCTCGGTCCGTGCCGAGTATGCGATCACCAACGACTACCTCGAACTAGCCAAGCTGATTGCGGGCGCGGATCTCTTTATCGGCAACCAGTCGAGCCCGATGGGCTTGGCGATCGGTCTGGGAGTGCCCTTCATCCAAGAGACATGCCTTTGGACGCCGGACTGTCTCTACCCGCGCAAGGACGGCACCTATTGTTATGACGGTGGGATACCTCGCTTCGAGATCCCGCCCTTCAGTCCGCCGCCGGATGTCGACCGCAACGCGCTCCCGCCGGGCGGATGGCAAGTGATCTCCCGCAGCACGGGCGAGCGTGTCACGCTCAAGAGCCACCGCCTCGCGACCCGTCACCTCTACAAGACCGACCGCTTTTTCACCGAGACAGATGCCGCCGTCGAGGTCGACCGGCAGAATGCCCTCCGCATTCCGCATCTCGTCCGGCGCAACTCGACCTTTGAAATCTTCGGCAAGGTGGCACCTTTAGTCCACGCCGTTGCTGCATGACTGACTGTGAAAAAGGCACCTCGGCCGAGGTAAGGTTTATTTTTGAAGCCGATGGGCGTGGCTGGAAAGTCTACGTGCCGCTCGGTCATGCCCATGCCGCCGACCTCATCATTCATTACCCTCCCTATCTCCCTGTCTGTGTCCAAGTAAAGACGGCGACTTATTATCCGGATCGCGATGCTTACGGGATCAGCAGCAGTCGCGGTCAGAAATGTAAGCAGACTTATGCTCGCGGCGACTTCCAGATTCTCGCCGCGTGGTTGCCGGACCGGCAGAAGTTCGTCCTCTGGCGATTTGACGAGATCGCCGAGCGAAAGAAAATTAACTACACGCCGCGGCTCCACCGTCAGCCTGATAATTGGGAAATCCTCGACACCGTGCTAAAGTAATAACTCCGTAAACCATGCTCCTCGTCCTGCCCGTTTCCCAAGTCGACCTCAAGCTCGCCACCAAGCTGGCCGGGCACATGGCCCTTTTGGGCAACCTCGGCCGGCACAAGCTGCTGGTGGTCGGGGCCTACAATACGAAGGACGAAGCCGCCGCGCTCAAAGAGCAGTTGGCCCCGCTTTTCGCCTCGGCCGACCTCTTTATTCCAGATTCCGAGTGCGAGATTGGCTGGCCCCAATCGGCCAACCACCTCTGGGCGCGGACCGTGCGCCACCTCCAGCACAGCGGGAACAAGGACACTTGGTATTGGTTCGAGGCCGATAATACGCCGATCCGCGAGGATTGGCTCGACGCGATCGAGACCGAATACAACCAAGCCCAAAAACCTTTCCTTGGAGCCATCCAAGTGACCCGGATGCTCGATCGCAAGACGGGCGAATTCATCAAAGTCGACGGCGAGCATGTCATCGGCACCTGTGTTTATCCGGGCGATTTCCATAACCGCTCGATCTTGTGGAGCTATGTCCGGATCGACGACGGCCCAAATGTCGAACCCTTCGACGTTTACCTCCGCCACGAGATGCGCCCGAACACGGCGGTCTCGAAACTTATTCACAACAACTGGCGCACCAAGAACTACGAGATCGATGAAGACGGGCGCATCTACTGCGATCCGATCGACGACAAATCGGTCTACGGCCCTGTGCCGACCAACGCCGCCGTCGTCCACGGTTGTAAAGACGGCTCACTTATCGAAGCCCTGCAAAAATGACAAATTCCGAACTAGCACCCCTCGAACTTCTCGGCCTTGAAGAGAACGGCCGCGCCCCCAAGATGCGCGTGGACAACGTCAACAGCGCCCGCTCCATCTACAAAGCGATCAAGGACTCCGACCAAGGCTCCAGTAAAAACCGCGCCCTGGTTGACGCCATGTTCAATGGTGCCGCCCCCTTCAACCAGCAGGATCTCATCGAGATGGGTCAAGGTGAGCGCACCAATCTCGACTTCGGCGAAGCTGCCGCCCTGAAAGAGCAAGCCCTCGCCGGATACTACGACCTCACATCGTCCGTCGATGTCTTGGCTCGTATCTCGATCGACTTCGGTTCCCCCGAGCAGAAGGTCGAGTGGGAGCGCATCCTGGCGGAAGAATTCACGCGGACTCTCAAAGAGTGGCAGGAATTCGAGTTCAATCACCAGATGCTTGCCGACCAGTTCGTCTCGCATGGCGTCGGGGTTTGTTATTTTGAGGACGAGGTCGATTGGCGTTGGCGTGTGGCCGGGCTCTCCGAGTTCCGGTTGCCACGTGGAACACGCGCTTCCGAATGGGAGATCGAGGTCGCCACCGTTGATCGCGAGTATCAGGCCCACCAGCTTTACAAATTCATCGAAGACCCTGCCGTGGCCAAAGACCTGGGGTGGAACGTGAAGATGGTGAAACAGGCGTTGATCCGCGCTTGCCGCGACAGTTCGTTCCAAGAGGCCGGCGAGTGGGAGAAGCTGGAGGTCGAACTTAAAAATAACGATCTTCTCTACGGCAACTCCCGCGGCAAGAAAGTCCACGTCGTCCACATGTGGGTGCGCGAGTTTGACGGCAAGGTCAGTCACCTCATGTTCCTCAAAGATCCGATCGGTTCGGACGAGAACGCCAAGGAGGAGGACTTCCTCTTCAAGCGCCCGAATCGTTTCGCCGCCCCGACGAATTGCTTCGTTACTTTTTGCTATGGCGTCGGCAACGGCACCTACCACGGCATCCGCGGGCTTGGATACAAGGTGTATCCACACATCCAGCTTTTGAATCGTCTGCGCTGCGGGATGGTCGACGGTGCGTTGCTCTCCTCGGCCCTGATCGTCCAGCCGGGCGACAATGGGTCCCGCGCCCTCGAAGACCTCACGCTTTCGTATTACGGCCCCTACGCACTCTTTCCTCCTGGGCTGAAGATCGTCGAGAAGGCGATCCCCGACTACTCGCGCAATGTCATGCCGGTCTTAAATGACCTCACCATGAACATGCAGAACCGGACGATCGGCTACCAGTCGCGATCGATTACCCCGGACGGTCAATCCCGCACTGCGTATGAGGTCCGCGCCCAGTTGCAGCAAGAAGCCGTGCTCGGGGCCGCGGCGATCAATCTATTCTACCACCCGTGGAAACGTCTTCTTCGTGAGGCATACCGCCGTTTAGTGTCACGTGATTATGCCGCGAATGAACCCGGCGGTCGTGACGCCGTCGACTTCAAGAAGCGTTGTATTGCCCGCGGAGTGCCGACCGAAGCGATCCATCGTTTCTCTACGGTCGAGCCCGTTCGCGCCATTGGTTACGGAAGCCCTGGGATGCGCTCGGCCGCGATCGATGAGACGATGTCCATCTTCGGTTCCTTGGACGAGATGGGTCGGGTCAATCTCTTGCGCGACCGCATTGCCGCCCGCTTTGGGCAGGAAGTGGTCGACCGCTATTTGCCCTCGCCCACGACCACGCTGCGGACGCCGATCGACGACAAGATCGCGCTTCTGGAGAACGCCACGATGTCGGCCGGCACGGCGCTGCCCGTCTCCTCCGGCGAGAACCATTTCATCCACGCCAGCCGCCACCTGACGGCGCTCGATGGTCTCGACCAAGCGATCTCGCAAGGTCAGGCCGACCCTGCCGCCGCGCTCGTCGCTTACCAGACGATGTTGCCGCACTTGGGTGAACACTTGCAGTTGCTCGCTCCCGATGTGGCCCGCCAAGACCAGATCGGGCTCATGCGCCAGCGGTTCCAGCAGTTGAATGCTTCGGGTCAGCGACTCGCCGATGAGTTGCAAGCCGCCGCCGAGCAGCAGGCCAAAGCCCAAGAGGCCGAGCAAGCCCGCGCCATCGAAGCCGAGCAAGCTCGCATCGCCGACATGGAGCGTCAGTTGGCCGATGCCCAGATGCTAAGTCCGAAGGCCCAAGCCGACTTGGCCGAACGCCGAGCGAAGCTCCAGATGCAGATCGAGAAACACCAAGTCGACATGCAGACCAAGCAAGCCAAGGTCATGCAGGATCTCGCCCTCAAAGATGCCCAGACCGCTGCGAAGATTGGTCCGGCGCAACCGATGTGACCTATGCCAAGAGACTACGCCCAGGAATACATTTACCACTCGTCCCCCGAGCAGAAGAAGCGTCGTGCCCAGCGCAACGCCGCCCGTCGCAAGATGGAGCGGGCGGGCCGCGTCTCCAAAGGCGACGGCAAGGACGTGCATCATAAAAACGGAATGAGCAACCACTCCAGCAATCTGGCTGTGTTGCCGAGGTCCGTGAACCGGAGTATTAAGTAATAACATGCCCGCTTATTATCCAGAAGGAAACACCCCGCTGCGCGAGGACTATACCGAGCGGTCGTTGCAGAAGATCAACGACATCATGCACTCGAATACTCCGACTTGGGACGACATCGTGCTGACCTACGCCGGCAGCAACCTGACCAAGGTTGAGTATAAGTTGAGCGGTCAGATCGTTGAGACCCGCAACTTCTCTTACACTGGCACGAACCTGACCCGCGTCCTGAAAAGCTAATGGCTTGGAGCTTTAATCCCTTTACCGGCAACCTCGATATAGTCGGGGGTGGTGCCGTCGTTTTTGAAGGCGAGGTCGAGACCTTTGCCGACTTACCTGAGACGATCGGCGATCCGGCGGTTGGGGCTAGTTTCTTGGTGAGAAGTTCCACCGGCGTCTGGCTCGTCAACAGACGACAAGCAGGCATCTGGATTCGCAGGAACGATACCGGCGTCCGGGCGACCGACTGGGAATACGGCGGCGACTACCCCGTGAATTCGGTCAATGGGCAGACGGGGAATGTTTCCTTGGGATCGAGCGATGTCGCCGCCGAGCCGATCGACTACACCGTCGTCACCACGGCCCAGACCCTCATCAATGGCGCAAAGGTCGCCGCCGACACCACAGCCGGAGCCTTCACCCTCACCCTGCCCGCGACCCCGTCGAATGGCGACACCATCACCGTGCTCGACTATGCGGGAACCTTCGACACGAACAACCTCACCATCGCCCGCAACGGATCGAACATCGAATCCTTGGCCGAGGATATGACCTGCAATGTCGAGGACGCCGCCTTCTCGCTCGTCTTTGTTGGTTCCACGGTGGGGTGGAAAGTCGTTCCCTATTTCGGAAACAAGACCAACTTTGCCTCGCCTGATCCGATCGGTAGTTCGGTGCCGAATACCGGAGCATTCACGACCCTGACGGCCAACAACGGCACGATCACGGCGTCCGCGCCTGTGCTTGATTTGGCGCAGACTTGGAACAATGCGGCGGTAGCTTTTACGGCGATTAATTTAGATATTACCAACACGGCATCTAACTTGGCAGGAAGCAAGATGGTGAATTTTAGCGTTGGTGGAGCAAACATCTTTAGCATCTATCGCTCGACAAACGGTTCATTTCCTGGAGCGACAATGGTTGAGCTTGGTAACAGCGGCTTGACTACGCGTATTAGAACTCGCACCGGAGCTGGTGTCGGTTTGAATTTTGAAAACACTGTTGGCGTTGGATCTTTGCAGTTTGGCGCAGGCAGTGGCACTGGCGGTGGTGATCTTATTTTAGTAAGAGACGATGCCGCAAACATACTTGCCCTCCGCAACAGCACAGCGGCCCAAGAGTTCCGCCTCTACAACACCTTCACCTCCGCGACGAACCACGAGCGCGGCTTCCTCAAGTGGAGCAGTAACGTGTTTCAGATCGGGACGGAGAAGGGCAGCGGCGGCGGGACGGCGAGGGCGCTGGAGTTTCAGACGGATGGTATTGGAAGGCTTACGATAACAAGCACGGGCTTGTTCCAGTTCGGCGGGGCGAGCAGCGGTTTCCCCGCGTTAAAACGAGCGGGAAGTGTTTTACAAGTAAGATTTGCCGACGATTTGGCTTATACAACTTTAGAGGCACTCCACCGTCTGTTTGGCGCAGCACCCGCCACCACAGGAGCCACAGGCACACCGGGTGACCTCCGCTATGACGCCGACTACATCTACGTCTGCACGGCGGCAAACACATGGAAACGCGCAGCCATCGCAACGTGGTAAAATAGACTATGGCCAACCTTTCGACATATTACCCCGCTCCGATCACCGCCGCCGATCTCGGTTTGGGTGCGGGCAGCAACGCGACCTTCGGCTCGCTCACCGCCAACAACGGCACGCTCACTGGAGCGTCCGCGCCTGTGCTTGATTTGGCGCAGACATGGAATGCCAGCGGAACGACTTTTACTGGCCTACGTTTCACTGTCGCGGAAACGGCTGCTGCCATAGGTTCTCGGTATTTCAGCATTGATAGCGGCGGCACTTCCATTTTTAGTTTGCAAACAAGGGGTGCAAACAACGGGTCGGAACTTATTAGCATTTCTGGGCCGTCTCGCGGATTAGTGTTTGGCCCACACGGAGCGGCAATCAGCACTTCGTTTTTTACGCTGCGTTGGCAGCAAAATCTGGCGGGGCTTGCCTCCAACGCAATTTTTGCATGGGGTTCTGATGTTTATAATCTCAACTTTGATTTAGCGATTCAAAGAGACGCCGCCCACACCCTCGCCCAGCGCATCGGCACGAATCCGCAGACGTATAACATATACAACACCTTCACCTCCGCGACGAACCACGAGCGCGGGTTCCTCAAGTGGAGCAGCAACGTGTTTCAGATCGGCACGGAGAAGGGATCGGGCGGCGGGACGGCGAGGGCGCTGGAGTTGCAGACGGATGGGGTGACGCGGATGACCGTTGGAACAGACGGCAGAATTGGTATGGGGGCAGCGCCATCATCGCACATCCTAAATATTTCTGGAGCGGTCAACGGCGGTTTCAGCGCACAGCTTACAAACACAGGAACAAACCCCGAAGGCTGGGCCATTCTTCTGCCAAACATGGCAGTGGCAGCATCGCGGGCCATATTTTATGGAGGGACGGCTCTTAGTGCCCGCAATGGCTTTGGCCTCAACTTCGTCAATGTCGGGGCAGGCAGCACAAGCAATCGCATCGCTTTTAGCTTCAACGCGGTGGACGACATGCTCGTCATGCGTGCCGACCGCCGCGCAGGAATCAACACGACCGCGCCAGACAGGGCGTTTGAGATAAATGATGCAAGCGGCAACTGCTTGCGCCTCACGCACAACGACTCCAATGGGTCTGCCGCGAACTTCTGCGACCTTTTAGTCGCGTCAGATGGTGTCACCACAATCGCTCCAAGCGGCACAGAATTAGTGGTCACAAAGAATCTCAATCTTTCGACCAAGGATCTCGTCACCGACACCACGACCGGCACCAAGATCGGCACCGGCACCACGCAGCGCATCGGGTTCTTCAACGCTACGCCCGCAGTGCAACCCGCCGCCGTGGCAGA